TCCATCAAAAGCTGCCGCTAGACCACCACCCTCTGTCATATTTCCAATAGCAGTTCCAGTTCCATCTGCCACTACCGCCTGTGTGCCAAAACTATTATAAACACTAGAAACAAATCCACCGCCATCTACATCTCTATCTACTGAAGTTTGTGTTGCTAAATTAGTGTCATCTGTGAAAGTTTCAATAAATTGATTTGGAAGGTTAAATGCGGCACTTGCTTCATTAGTAGCTTCTCTTAATGCTAAAGCACCTATATCTGCATTGACACTAGATAAATCTGTTGCAATATTTGGTGCAGTTGCCAAATTATTCATTGTTGTTATATCTACTAAAGATTGATTTGTTAATTTTGTTAATGCCATATTAATAATTAACTCCTATTCCATAAATTTCAGCTTTTTTAGAAGCATTGGCTTGATTAGCAAATACTGCTTTTACTTTTATTTGTGTTCCACTTGTTACAGTAGTTGCTCCAAGTTTAACCATCTTAACTCCAGCACTATTAAATGTAGGTGTTAAAGCTGTATATGAAGCAGCTTCTGTCCACCCTGAACCATTGTTTGCTGAAAAATATATTTTTAAATCTGTGCCTATTGTATTCGTGCCAACTGCATCTTTATACATCAATACTCCTGAACAAGAAGTTTTTGCACTACCAACTGTTTGAGCAGTAGTGATTAATGTTCCAGTTGCGTTGTCAGTTATTGTAGTTTGTGTTTTTCCAAATATTGCAGTAGGCGCTGTAAAGTTTGAACCAATCGTATAAATACTTTTGTGAGTTAATCTAAAACTGTCTACATACATATTTGCATAACCAGCTGCACCACTACTTGCTTGCGCTCTACCGATTTTAAATTCATTTGCTATATTAGCTGTGGTATAAGTTGCTCCACCAGTATTATCTGTCCACACACCATCAACTGCGTGATTTAATTTTCCATTTCCACTATTGTGTTCAAAAACTGTTGCTACATGATGCCAGTTGCCATCTTCCATTGTTGCACCTGAAACATCTCCACCAGCACCATCAGGACTTGCTCCTTGATGATAATGAGTAATAGTATCATTATCTGATCTCCAAACATAATTTCTTGGGTTTCCATTTGATGAAGAACCCGATTGACCATATAAAGGCATATTACCATAACCATCTTCTCCAGTAGTTGAAACTTGTTTAAACCACATTTCAAATGTAAAACCATTACTATCATTGCCATAATCAAAATTATTATGGTCATCTAAATATATAAATTGGCTTGAACCATTTAATAACATTGAGGTAGTTCCATATTTGTAAGCCGCAGTTGTCCAAGTTGGAGAACCATAAGTATTAACAGTCATTGGGCTATCACTTGTATCTGTTACTGTTGATGAAGCATTTGTTCCATTAGTAACTAAAAGTTTAACTGGAATTGCAGTTTCAGTTTCAGTAACTGAACTCCAACATTCACTTGTAGCATTTCTATCCCCAGTCGTTTCAGTTGCAATTTGAGTATCATCTTCAAAACGAATGATATGAGAACTACTTAAATCTGTTTCGGAAGAATTACGAGCAGTTGCAGTATGTAATCCTAAAATCATAATATCTTGCTCTAATTCAGATAAGTCTGTTGGTGTTACATGTGCTGTCACTGAAGCAGCAGGAAGTGTAACAGTTTTTGAAGATAAATTTAATGTACTTGCTAATTTATCTGCTGTCACATTTGCATCAAGTATTTTTGCAGTTGTTATCTGATTATCTGCAACATGAGCTGTGTCTATAGATCCATCAGTAATATGTTCACTATTAATAGCATCATCTGCTAATTTAGTTCCATCTACTGCATCAGCAGCAAGTTTTGCAGTTGTAATATTTGCATTTGTAATTTTTGCAGTAGTCACTGCATTATCTTCTATATTAGCATTTTGAACTAAATCTGTATTTTGAGTATCATCTAAAAATAAACACCACATAACATCTGAAGATGTAGTTGCTGTTGAAAGTGTTAAAGTTGTTCCTGATGCAGTGTATGCTTTTCCAGTTCCAGGTTGTTGTCTTACATTATTAATGAAGAGTGCTATTGCATTTTCATTTGTAATACTTTTATCTAATGTATAGCTTGTAGTTGCACTTGTAGTAAAGTGCTGAGATTGCAGACTTTTATAATTTACAGTGTCTGCTGGTTTTGTACCAATATAAGAAGCCATATCATGTAATCTCCATTATTGATAATGTCGTGTCAAGACTATTAGCAACATTGGATTTCACTTTTATGATATCGCCAGTTTCCATTACATATTTATTTCCTGTCATCAGTTCTAATGCTGATTTTGCAGGAACTTGTGCTAATTTAGCAATATTGACATTATCGCCATCATTATTCGTTAATTGTACTGTGACTTCTATATTCTGTGTAACTAAATTTGCTAAAGTTAAACCTAAAACGATAGTTGTAGTTGAACTTGGAACAGTATAAATTGTCATTAATGTATCAGCATTAACACTTGAACCATCTTTTGTTTTAACTTTAAAAGTATTTGCCATAATATTATCCTAATGCAATAGCCAAAGCTGTTGCTTCATTTGCAACATCTTTACCTAATGTTTTAATCGAACCATCAGTATGTTTTGTAAAAATTTTTGCATCAGCAGTATTAACTGCTAATTCACCAACTTCAATGTCTGAAGATCCAGGTTCATTCCCAGAAGAACTATTTTTTTTAACTATTACTGTGTTCGCCATCTTTTACCTTTTTATTTCGTTTTTTAAGTTTAGATTCTAAGATTTCTATTTTGCTTTCAGCTGTTTTTAATTTCTTTTGATAGTCTTCTATTACTCTACCATGATGTTCTAATTCTTCTTGATGTTGTTTCTTATTTAAAGATATTTTATCTCTTAAAGCAGTGACATTAGATCCTTGTGCAAACACAGTTTTATTTTTATCATCTAACTCTGCTTTAATTGCTCTGAGTGGCTCTAATTCTTTAGATTGAGCAGAGACAGTATCAGATAAAACGAGTATTTTCGTTTCGGCATCCAATAGTTGTCCCATTAATGTTCCAACTTTTGCATTACTCGCAACGCATTCTGCTGTTTTAACTTTTAACTGGTCTCTTATATTTCCTAAAGGTTCTTGTTTTGTTTCTTCCATAAAATTTATTTATTCATTAGTATGTTCCTGAATCAATCGTTTTATTAGTTAATGTCTGAGTTGCTGTTAATAAAGCAAATGTATCATCTGCTAAATTAGGAACAGCATGTCCAGAAGTATTATTACCACCACCGACTATTTGTGCAATAGTTGGAGTAGTCATTGTTTTATTAGTTAAGGTTTGAGCCACATCTGTACCAACAACAGTCGTGCTAGCATTTGGCCAAGTAAATGTTCTTGTTGTACTTGTAGAAATACCAGTCATTGCAAATGCTGCTTTTTTACTTGCATCAGTTGTATCAGCCATGATAGGATTTGTTAAAGTCTTAACTCCTGTCACAGTTTGTGCAGTTCCTACATTAAGTATCGCAGAACCAGCAACATTACCAGCATCTAAATGTGCAGTACCATCAATATAAAGGTCTTTAAACTTTAATGAATTGGTACCCAAACTTACATCATTAGTAAGTGTTGGAGCAATTAAACCATCTGTCAAACTAAATTGGTCAGCACCAGCAATTTTAACATCTATTTGGTCATCAGTAGATGCATGCAATGAAGTATCTTGGTCAGCATCAATAATTAATTCTTGACCATTTAAATCCAAAGAAGTTGCAACAGTTGCAGCAGTTAAGACTGGTGCACCACCAATATTACCTTCAATATTCGCTACCAAAGTTCCAACTGTATATCCTGTTCCAGATGTATTAACAGTTGTCGTTGGTTCTGCTTGATTTCCTGTAAATAATTTAAACTTTCCACCTGTCGCATCTCTGAACAAACCAGCATATAAATCTTGAGAACCAGTTGTATCATATGCACCATAAAAACCGATATCAACTGCATCTGAAGCAGTATTATTTTTTGCTAGTTTAATTAATGGATCTTCAACAGCCATAGTCGCAACATCAGTTGTGACTGTGTCACCTTGTACTTCTAAATTTCCTGTAATTGTTAAATTACCAGATAATGTATCGCTCTCATCGGATCTTAAAAATGCTCCTTCACCACCAATCTTTAAAATATTATCACTGGCATCACGATAAAAGAGAATCTTATTCGATTCCGATATACCTAATTCACCTTGTGCAATATTAGAAGTAGTTGGTGCTGTCGAGCCAGTGTTTCTTTTTATTTTAATTGTATTGGCCATGACTTACTCCTTAATATGTACCTGCGTCTATTGTTAAACCATCAAGTGATGTGACGCCTTGCCATTCACTTGCGTTTGATTTAAACTGCAACACTTCATTACCTGAAGCAGTTGCATTTTGGTCAATAGGATAACCCAAGAATGCAGAACTTCCTGCTGGACCTTGAACTCCTACTGTGACTACTTTTATTTGACCAGAATCTGTCACTGTCACTTTATTTCTTGTTGCCATTAGTCAGTCACCTCTGGTGTTATTATAAATTTACCTTGTAATACTCTATCTACAACTCCACCACTACTTGCTATTTCTAAATCATAAACTCCTATTGTATTCGGAGTCATTGCAGCAGTATCAGTTGCTGATATTTCAATATCTATTTCCCCATTCGTTGGTGTACCAGCTGAACCACCGACAGTTAAACCTTGTCCTGTTGCACTAGTTAAACTTTTAATTAAAGTTCCACCATATTCTTCTTTTATTTTCATTCTAGCTGTATATCCAGTTAAATCTACATTAGTCGTACCATCACTTTGTTTCATAGTTATGGTTTTTCTAAAGGTAGAGCCTTGATCACAAGTTAAGTGATGGATACCAGCATTCATTATTTTTTACCTTTCCTTTTAATTTTTTTCTTCACTTTAGTAAATAAACTTTCATCTTTTTTTACTTCTTTTACTTCAACTTTTTTGACTTCAATTGCTAAATTAGAAGAAACAAATACATTAGCAAGTTTAACTTGCCAAGGTTGTGACATATCATACTCTTCATTCATTTTATAGTTCATAGCAACAGATCCTTCAGGATTTCCTGCACCGACTGAACTTACTAACATTTTAATTCTCATAACTTTTCCTTATTTTAGTAAAGTGGGCGATTGCTCGCCCACTTAATTATGTTTTAACCTAATGGTAATTAGCCATTATGTCTAGCATGTCCTCTTATACAAGAAACAGACAATGGTGTTGCTGTTCCATGTGTACCAGAGAAGTTTGCTATCGCTCTAACATATCGCTTGTCGCCAATGTAACCAACAGTTGCTACAGCTGGTATTTCACCATCTGCATCAAAAGTTGCTACAACGCCATTTGAATCAGGTGTTGCCCCGATTACAGATGTACTAGCACTCACATCAGTCCAAGTTGAGTTGTCAGAAGATTCTTCTAATTCAACTTCAATCTTGTTAGTTCCTGATAGTGTGATACCTTCTATTCCTGCATCAATAACAAAAGTACAAGATTCGTACCCTTGTAAATCAACCGCAGTACCAGTTGCATCAGATGTGCCTGCCACAGGAGCTATACATTGAACTACTGAGATATTATTTTTCAGATCTTTCATTTGTGGTTCCTCCTTATGCGCTTACTGTTTGAGTTTTAATTGCTTCAGCTTGGATAACTTGTCCGCCAATTCTCTTTCTAGCAACATAACGAACATTACCTGAAGTTGCTTGAGTAAATGGATCTCTTAAGATCGCTAAAGATACTCTGTCAACTATCATATAACCTCGTCTAAAGTCACCGAAAGCAATTGGTTTGTTACCTGCACCAACAGCTGGCATATCAGTAGCTTGAATGTATGGAGCACCTAAAATAGTTGATACCATACCTGTTGCTAATTGATTTCCAGCTTGGAAAACATAGTCATTGCCAGCAGTTTTTAACTTTCTGATAGCCGATAATGTTGCTCTTGAGAAAACCCAAGTTCCATTTGCTGCATATTCTGCTTTTGGTTCATGAAAAAGACTGATTAAACCATCAGCTGTTAATGCAGTACCATTACCACTATTAACTGTGCCAACTGAAGAATTTGTTAAAAATCCTTCTGGTTTTCCTACAGAGTTTCCACTTACAAATGCAGAGCCTTCCGCTTTTGCGAACTGTTCACCGAACTCTAAAGACATTTCTGTTTGAAGATTGAAAACTGAATCTTCTAACTCTTGCTCAGAGATATCAACTAGTGCGTACAATTCATGAGTAGGTATTTCTTCTAAACCAGTAGTGTATCCAGTAGTTTCAGATCTAGTTCCTTGCTCAGCAACCCATGCTGCAGAAAATTGACCTGTTCTTTTTGGAATTTGTACCGATCTATTAGTTGTACTTCTTACTCTTGATATACCTCTAATTGGTGATAGTTCTGTTATTGTTTTTAACAACTCCTTTACATACTCAGGTGGAGCTAAATAGCCACCAGCAGTATCTGTTGAAGCTGTCAAGACTTTCAACTCATCTGGGGAGATGTTGTCTTTGCCTTTTCTAAGATAATTGTCGAAAACTTTTTTTCTTTCATCGACTTTGGTTTGCTCATCTTTCGAAGAAGCTGGTCTAGACAACACTTTTTCCAAACGAGAGATTTTTTCTGCCTGCTCTTTTTGAGCCATAGTCGCTTTTGTTACAGACTGGTTGATTTCTTCAATCTTATCCATATCGGATTCGATTTTTTTCAACTTATCTTCTGTAACAGGATCAGCTTGACCATGTTTTTCAATTTGAGCAAGTCGCTGGTCGTTAGTTTTTTTGAACTCTTCGAATGCAGAGCCTAAACTTTCGACAGCTGTTTTGACTTGTTCTTTGTCAGCCATGATAATCCTCCTATTGGATTAGTTTGTTTGTTGTTGTTAAGACTTTCTTCACTTTCTCTATAGATTCTATTAAGCCACCAAAGTCTTCAGAAACTTCTCGTTTCTCAAGTGCATCGATTAATGCTTTCGCACCAATCTTGGCTTCTGTTCGTGATAGATCTCCTACATCTCGCAGTAAATCTTCCCATTCACGAATAGTACGATCCGCACCTTTCACCGCATGAATAACAGCTTTGTCATTCATGGGGAAAGTCACGAGGGAAACTTCCATAAGGTCAATATCCTTTAAATATCTTCTTCGTCTTTTTTCATCATAGACTTGAGATCTAGGATCTGCCTTAAAACCGATTGACATAGCATCAAGTGCACCCATTTTCATTAACTCAAAAGTTTCTCTTCCTCTTTGAGTGCCCATTGCTAATTGACCTTCAACTAATAAACCACTTTTATCTTCTTTCATAGAATTAAATACACCAATTGGCTCATCTGTTCTATGTTGATAAAGTAATTTAACTTTATTGTAAGGTCTTCGTCTTAAACTTTTTTTGAATGCTCCATTAACTACAATGTCATTACCTTTGTCGACATTGCCAAAGGTTGAAGCATAACCTTCAAATATTCCATTGTCCTCTTTTAATGTTTTTATTTTACACTCGAATATTTGTCTTTGTCCTTTAACTGAAATTGAATTGTCTACCCATGTTTTGTCTTTAACAGTATCATAATCTGAAGCACTTTCAGATTCATGAATTAAATTTTCTTTTTCATCCATTTGGGAATTGTCCTCTTTGTTAAAAATTATTTTAATTTTTTCTACTGGGTCTTTCATATTATAATAT